TGGAAAGTGACCAGGACTATCGAAAGGAAGCCCTGACGACTTATACCGAGTGTATTGCCTATTGGAGGGAAATTAACTTCAATTATGTTAATTTTTCCTTCAAGAAACAATATTCTCACTTGGAAAAGATCTTTGACCCTATCACCACAATGGAATATCCTAAGGCTTTCAAGGGACTCTTAGCAGATACATTTTCAATCATTATGAAACAAGAAAGACCATCAGTTTTAATCGATGGTTCTAATCTGTTTTATCCTGCATTTAAACGTATCTTACAACAGGAGTTCCAAAAGAAATCAAAAAGAGTTCGACTTCAGGTATCTTGGGACTTGATGCAGACAAAGGCTTTAGCCTTGGATGCACCAAAATCAATGATACTTGATGCATATAAGAAGCATGCTTCTATTATGCAAAAAGTCACAACTACTGATTGTCATCTTTTGAAAGAATTTAGAACATTCATTCAACCATGGATAAATGCTTTACCTCAGTTTCTTCGAACGAAGACGAGACTTCCAAACTCCCACGCTACAATTGATAACAAACGCAGTGAAGGAGGTCTATTTATAGACCAATTCTCTAAAATGACAAATCAGGTTATTTTACAACCTGATTGTCCGAGAATTGAACCTTTCTGCATAGCCATCAGTGGTAATGCTGGGAATGGAAAGTCTTTAATTCAAAATCGTTTAGCACATCGTTGGTCCAAATATCTTGGACGAACATGGGAGGAAACAGTATATACTCGTTCCAGTTTAATTAAACACTGGGATGGTTATATGCAACAACCTCTATCAATGATAGACGACTTTGGACAAAAGACTGTTAGGTATGCGGAAGATAGCAGCGAAGCATCAGAGTTTATAACTATGTGCTCTTCTGTGGACTACCGTGTCCCTATGGCTCATCTTTCTGAAAAAGGAAAAAAGTTTAATTCACCTTTATTACTTTTATCAACAAATCACAATCGATCAATTATGAATAAGCACCTTAGTAAGGTATGCTGTAATCATAAAGCCATTGATCGTCGATTTGATAGATACTTCGCTTTGGAACGTCATGGTCGTAAGTACTCTCTATATGAAGAGACCCTTGATTGGGACAATTATCAGAAAGATAATCCCATATTCAATGGTTTAACATCACGTAAAGTACTTATAGCTAATGACATTCAAGATATAGAAAATTTCTTATTTCAAACCATGTTAATTGGTTGGAAGACTAAGACCTCTTTCTATCGTGATCAATTCCTCGACACTTTCCAACAGGAAATCGGAGGGGATTGGTATCTTGAATATCCAAGAGAACCTATTCATAACAATCATGTGAAAACTCATGCAATCATCGAACCTCTTAAGGTAAGAATGATTACTGTAGGAGCAGGGGAGAATTGGGCGCTTAAACCGCTACAAATAGCTATGTTTAATGCACTTAGTAAATTTCCTGAATTCCTACCATGCTTTACACCTGATTATGATGATCAGATAAAAGAAATGAGGGATTTACCGGGAAAATGGTTATCAGGAGATTACTCATCTGCTACTGACGGACTTCATTCATCAATGATGAATGTTGTTGTCACAGAAATGTGCAATATCTTGGAAACCTATTATCCAGAACTTATTCCTTATGTTCTTATGGAAGCTTCACCACATACAGTGAAATATCCTTCATGGACTCAGATTGAACCTATAGTACAGACCAATGGTCAACTAATGGGTTCTCTCTTATCTTTCCCTATTCTTTCTTTAGTTAATGCATTTACCATTGGTAAAGCAACTGGAAAAAGTTTAGGAGAAATACCAGCTTTAATTCATGGAGATGATGTACTTGCGAGGATTAATAGAGATTCTATTAATCGTTGGAAGACCATCGCTCCACTTGTTGGACTGGAACTGTCTATAGGGAAAAATTACATCTCGAATTCTTGGGGGTCTATTGACTCTCAAGTTTTCTATGAAGGTGTAAGGATCTCACAGTGTGGTAAATGGAAAGGTTTAGGATCAAATCACTTAGAATCGATTCCCCTTTTATTAAAAAGAGGTTTCCCTAAGGGACTTATTGTTCGTAAATTTAAACAGAGCTTGACGAAATCTCATAGATCTCTCGAAGTTTCTGTTGATTATGGCGGACTAAATCCTAATCCTGGTCATCTTCCTCAGACACCTACTGATCATGCACAATATGTGACTTCATTGTCACGTTCTTGTAAGATTAGAAAAGTGGCCAATATGGAAATGGCCAGTATTCCTCTTAATTGGATTAAGAGAATACCTTTCACGGTAACCAAACTTCCGTTCGAATTGCCTCAGCCAGATCAAAAGTACCCTTTCTCTGATTTTAGACATGTTCTAAAATTTCGAGACATGGGAGTTTCTGTCCCACTGACGGCGATTATTCCATTAGATACAGAATTCATGTACATTGAACTTCGAGATTACCAAAAACTCATTTTAAAGAATATCTGGAAATCTCAGTGTCCTGTGCTGACATCTGCAGACAAAGAATACTTCACACAGTTAGATAATATCAACTGTGCAATTCAAGTATAATTCGTCAACTAACTTTCGAC